TTTGTTGCTTTCATTACGGTAAATAGTAAGTTAATGTTCCTAATATAATTAAAAATATTAATACTACTATGTAAGTAATAACTGCCCATGTATAAAATTCTTTTTTTTCCATATTCTTTTTTTTTATCCATAAAACTGAAGATACATTTTTATAGCATCCTCTTCATTACTTGCATTAAAGCTACTACCAGTATATTTACCATCTTTGAATATTTTAAACCAAGTAAATCCCATACCATATTGACTATTAAAATAATCTTCCATCGCATCAAAATTTGATTGTTCATTATTATTTTCTCTAATTGCTTTTAAATCTTTAATTTCCATAGTTATTTGTTTTTTGTTGTTTTAAAAAGGTGCTGCCCTTTCGGCCTAGGTTCCTATATGGGTTATCAGCACCTTGACAAACACATTCATAGCTAATGTAGGTGTTTTTAACAAACTATCAACATTAATTATAAATTTTAACATTTCTTTAACATTTACCAGATATGATACTCTCCTTTATTAGGATCTTGTAATTGAGATGTTAAAGCATATCTAGCTGCATCTATAGCATGATCTCCAGACATAGGGTTAGGCTTTTGCTGTACATTACCTTGTTTATCTTTTAGCCAAACATAACCTTGTAATTCTTTTATTAAGTTTTTAGATCTCTGTGTGACAAATATTTTATTCTGATTAATTAGATTGATTCCATATACAATACTATCTCTTCCTTTGCTAACAGGAAATATCTGATGACCATAACTGTTTAATTCTGCTATTGATTTAGGTTCTGCACTATCTGCCCATATTGCTCCTAGTATATCGTTATTCTTTATGAATTGACTTATGTGTGAGTTTAGCATACCTTTTCTATAGAGTACTTCATCAAATATATATGCATCATCTAGTTTGTATAGTGCTACTAATCCTGCTTCGTCGATACTATATCCGAAATCTAACCCGTGACATAATAATCTAGCATTTGGTGGTATTACTTCTATTTGTTTCCAGTCAGGTATACATGCTCCTTCTAATGTACCTATCTCTCCTAATCCATAAACTCTCCACCAATTTGCCCAATAAGTGCTGTTAGATGCTTTCTCTCGAGCTTTCTCAATTTCTTTAACAATACTATCAGGAAGTTGATTATTGTCCTTATAAGTTAATGTAATAAAGTCAGAATCTTCTGTATTAACTAATTCTTTATCTACCCAGAATAAATTAGTTGGATTATAATCAAGCCAGATGTTTCCAGAAGTACGTATAGATAATTGCTGGTAAGCTTCAAAGGTTACATTGTTACACTCATTAATAAACAAATCTGTTCTTCTAGATCCTCTTAACTTATCTGGCTGGTCTGTAGAAAAGAACTCTATATAACTACCATTGCTAAATGTATACTTTAATGTTGTTCTATTATACTTCTCTTCGTAATATCTGTTTAATCCTTTTAGGATGTTTAGAAAGTCTTTTAATGCTCCTCTTCGTAAATGTGGTACTGATTCTGATACTACACTTATCTCGCTTCCTTCATTTCTTATTGCTTGATCTATCAGAATAGATAAAATAGCTATTGTTTTTCCTGCTGATGATCCTCCTCTGACAATCTTAACTCTCTTGTCTAGTTTAAGCAGTTTGTCAAACGCTATCGTTTTCTTTACACGCATTACTCAATAAACAGGGGAGTGTCTTCGTTTATTGTAATATCTTTTGTTTCTTTTGGTTTACCAGCATAATAATTATAAAACAGCTGGACATACTTAAAGTCTCCTCTTTCTACTCCTTCTTTCAGAGCTATATATGCAGCATCTTCTAATGGACTTAACTTTTCTATTAAGTTAATCTCATCTGCTTTAGATTTTCTACCTGCTCCTTGTCTTTTTCCTCCATGTGCCATAACTTGAAAAAATTTGATTAATCAATAGTACAATAAAAAATGTTATCATTTGTTAATCAAGCATATTAACTTGCTCATACTTTTTTTTAAGTTCCTCGTATTGTTTTTTTAGCTCTAGATAATTATCTAATATTCTCTCTATATTGTATTCTATCTTTTTATCTGCTTCATCGTACCCTAAATGTTCTTTAAATTTTGTATTTAGTTTACTATAGGTATTTAGTAATCCTTCGTCTTGCTTTAACCAAAATGGCAACGCATCTGATGCATGCATAACTGTTGCGTGGTTTTTACCTACAGATTTTCCTATTTTAATATAAGTCATATTAGTGTACTTACGTAGTAACGCGTAATACATTGCTCTTGTTTCTACAAAATCTCTGTCTCTGCAGTTTTTAACAGATGGACTATCTAGATCTATATTAGTCTCTTCTTTTATTATATTTTTTAATTCGTCCGTAATCATAATATTTGTTTTCGTTAATTGCTTTTAATATTCCAGCACATGCTTCGTAGTTTTCTAAAATTTCATAAAGCTTTATAGCTCTTTCTAACTCATCAACAGATGCGCCAGAGGCTAAATCCATAAGTGCCATCAGATAATACTTTTCTATTTGCTCGTCCATTAGGCCAAGGTATCTCGTATAACATAATTATTTAGTTCTTCTTCTTTGTTTATAAAATACTTTTCATAGACCCTAAGTCCATATTCTAATTTTTGTTTGCCTGATTCATAAAATAATTCTTCACAATCATATATTCCTAGATCTCCTGATGTTTTATCTATCACAAAGAAATAAAAACTTTTATAATCTACCTTAAATAAATTACAATATATATATAATTGAACATCATAAGAGTATTTCTTTGCAGACCATTTAAATGCTTTTAGATCAGAAGTAGTTTTTAAATCTGCTACAAATCCATCTCCTAGTACATCTGCTTTAGCTCTGAACGGATAACCATGTAATATATCAAAACCAGGTTTTTCAAATTCTGAATCCCTAGTTAACTCTTGCCACATTTCATTTTGCTTTAACGCATCAACAGTATACATAGCTTTATCATATTCTCTTCTTGTATATACAAATTGATCTGTTCCTACTTCTGCTACTTTATCTTTATATTTTTTTGTTGTTGCTGATTGTACTTCTACAATATGGCATAAGCTGTCTAACTTTTCAGGTTCTAATGCTGCTAAGTGTATTAGTCTTCCTGTTTTAAATGCTGGACTATCTGTTTTATAATTTAAACTTCTTGCGTAGCTTTTAGGTGAATCGATTAGATATTTAATAGCAGATGAACTAAGGGCATATTTTCCAAGCTCTCCGTAATAAAAAGAGTCATCATACATTTTCTTTAATAATTCTTCTTTATCGTACACATCTCCGTTTAATAATCTGATTTGTTCAAATCTATCTTTTTTAGCATGTATTGATTTCATCTCTGGTATAGATATAAAACATGTATTGTTTGAATTATAACTTGGTGTTATGTTCATTAATAACGCGTCTATCTCTCTAGGTCTAGTAAATTTAAACTCTTCTTCATTAATCTTTATACATAAACCTTCGCTTGCCCATTTTTTAAAGTTTATTTTAGGCGTCATAAATGTTATGTTTTTCCAATTTGCTTTCTTAATTACTTGCTTCATCTTTTACAAATGTATTATTTATCATTTTACCTTTTCTGTCTTTAATCTGATCATAAGCACTATCTATACAGTGTTCAACTTCATATCCGTATAAATGTGATAGATTAGTTAGTACTACTATCATATCTCCTATTGCGTCTACTATTTCAGGTTTATCGTCTTTTAGTATTGCTTTTGATAGTTCACCTGCTTCTTCAATTAATTTTACTAATTGTGTTTTTGCGTCTCCGTTTTCATATAAACCTCTTTCTTCTGCCCACGCTCTTATTAATTCAAATCTATTCATTATTTCTATTTAAAAAATTATTATATATATGTAAGTTCTGAGAAAAATGATAATAATAACCTATTTTAAGTTCTAATCTTTTACTCATCTCTTCTTGCAATTTGCTAAAACAATATTGGTCATTACAAAAACCAAACCATAAATCGTTTGATCTCATAAGCACACTCATGTTTAATCTATTATTTAATATACTAAAATTAACAGCATATGTGCATGGTGTGTCGTTTTCAAAATTATATCTTTCTTTTGCATTGTATATACTTATACTTGCTCTTCTACTATCTGGATTATTTTTTAATTCATCTACTACATAATCCAATTGATTATTCTGCATCCAATGATAACCGTAATTAGAATTAACATTACCTGAAGCATCCATACATGAATACCAGATTTTTGCTTTCTTTGCAATTTCTTCTGCATTTGGATTACCTGACAAATACCATTGCCATTCGTATTGTGCATACTTCTGACTCCAATTACGAAACTTTTCTGTTATATTATTTTCCATAGGATCTTTCAGATAAAACCCTACATTCAATACAGCTCTTGTATCTTTAATATCTATACCATCATCTGATATTTTATTATACAGAAACCTAAATGCTTCGTTAGCGTTATCAAATGTCATTTTGCTCAAGGTTATTTAATGATGCTAAATAAGCTACCGCATCTAATAAGTTATCTTCTTTATAGTGGTATGCTTCTCTTGCTAGTTTCATAGCAACCATACAAAGATGCATATCTCTGTTGGTTATATCTTTACCTGTCATACGTGATGCAAGGTCTGCTGCTCTCTGCATTGTTTCAAGCATAGGACCATACATTCTTTCTTTTTCTTCGCCTCTTGCGTTTATTATTTCGTCTGCTTTTCTAAGTATGTTCATTTGTTTTATTTAAAGTTAATATAAAGTTAATAATTATAATCCTAATTTTTTACTTTGATTATACTTTTTTACAATTTTATTTGCTTCTTCTAATTCTTTCTCTACTCTTCTTGCTCTTTCAAGAGCTCTGATTTTATCAGACCTATATGATTCTATAGTTTTATCATATGTTTTTCTTTCATACTCTAAGTGTGCTACATAAATTCCTATTTCTGCTAAACAGGTTTTACAGAGTTTTATGTCTTTGTTATCTGATTGTTTACCCCATTGGATTAACTTGTTTCCAAGGGTTTCATAGTTTGTTAGATATTCTAGTTCTTTTATTAGTTCCATTTTATTTGTATTCATTATAAATTGCTTTTAACTTATTGTAAACCTGATTTACAAAACAAGGACTACAATTAGTCATTTTTTTCTTATCCTTAAATACTCTATTATATATTTCAAGTATTCTATCTGGATCTTTTATTTGATTGCTTTCATTTTTAAAAGTTAAATCTAAAAAATTAAATTCATCTTCTGTTAATAATTCTGGCATTAAATAAGGAAACAGATCATTTAGTTTCTTTTTTCTTTTATCGCATCCACAATCTGCGTCTAATGCATCTGCTACTGTATCTACTACTTTTTTAATTCCTGTTGCTTTAGTTATCTTCTCAACAGTATCACCAAATCCTTTTTCAGATCTAGCTTTATGATATTCAAAGTTTGCTTTAAATGTATTATAATCGCTCATAATCTTCGTTTTTGTAATCTTCGTAATCTTCTGATAATTTATCTTTAATTATATTTTTTGCGTTTTTTAATGAATTAAATATACTTACCCAACTAATTTTTGTTTCTGCTGCAATCTTTCTGATACTCATGTTTGTATCTCTGTAAAGTATAAAAAGTTTTTTATCATACCAATGCCAATCTTCTATTTCTTTGTCTATTTTTTCACAGATCATATTATAAGCTTCTTGTTCTCTTAAATCAGATTTATCTTCTAACTGAAGGATACCATCATCGATAGAAACTTTACTAACTTTACGTTTTGAATTATAGTATAAATAATAAGTAGTACGTAAAGTGAAATACATGTAACCCCTACGAATAGTACCATTCTCAATAACTTTTTCTGGTTTAGCATATTTATGTAATATTAAATAACTCTCTTGTACAATATCTTCTGCATAATCATATTCACCAAATCCATTAACAATTCTGATCCACTCTTTATGTTGTTTAGCTACTATTCCTAACCACTCAGCTGTTCCCATTTCACTGTAACATTTATAAAACCAACGCAACACTGTAGTGTGTATTCGTCAAATCCATCATCGTATTGTTCTTTGTGATATAGGAAACCTATCATAATACCTTTTATAAGTGCAATATAAATGTCTGCATTTTTAACATGCCCTATCATTACAAATATCGTCATTAAAACAAGTAGTATAATAAGTATCAAAATAATAAATCTTTTGTTTTTTCTGTTAATTCTTTATCCATGAAAGTAAAACCTATATTATTTAATAACATTTTTAATTTTATAGGTTCATCAAAAGGAGTACATCTTCCTCCTGTTTCCATTTCTTTAATTTTTAATATGTAAAGATTAGAATAAATCCAATCTGTTGGATGAGATGTATATCGATGTATACAAATCAGATCATCACATCTATTACCCCATTTACCTCCACCTTCTACACTTGCCATGTTAAGTGGCATAGGTAATCCTTCATATTCATGACCTTTAGGATGTGTCCTTCTTAATGCTTCTGTTACTCCATGAGCATTTAAAAATACAGTAATATTATTTTTCTTTGCAAATAATCTAAACTCTGTACTTACTTGATAATCGTACTCGTGTCCTCCTACTTCTCTATATAGTTGTTTATCTTTTACTAAAGAGTTATATGGATCTATAAGTATCGCATGATAATCCCATGCTTCTTTGATTTGTTTTGCTTCTACTAAAAGTTCTGAATAAGTGTAAAGCTCTTCTACATCTATGATCTTAAAATATTTATCAGACCAATTTAATGCATCTTGTATCTCTGCGTCTTCTGCCTGCGTTATAGGCTTACGCATTTTAAACTCTACTATTTTTCTTTGTACTGATTGAGGTGTGTTTTCTGATGACCAGATCAGAAATCTCTTTTTGTGTTTCAGAGCCCAGACAACGAATAAATACAATATAACAGTTGTCTTTCCAACATTCGCATGTCCAATTAATAAATTAAAATTTCCCTGCTTATATCGTAAATATTCGTCTATCTCTGGGTGTCCTATCTTTAACCCTTCTTTTACTCTTCCGTGTTTTATATCTAGTAATTTTTTAAATATCGAGGAAGAGTTTACTATCATTTTAGTTTAATTTTAGAAAGGTAAGTTATCTGCTCTGTCTGGCATTTGGTCTGCCGTTGATGTTTCTGCAACTCTGTTGACGATTTTCCAACCAGTTACATTAATATAATATTTTCCTTTATACTCATTAGATCTTAAGTTAATAGCTATAGTAACTTCATCTCCAACTTTAAGGGTGTTTACTAAATCTATATTTTGGTTAACAAATTCCACTGGTATTTTTTGTGGATATTTACCTGGAGTTTCTATTAATACAATTTTCTTTTTAAACTGTTTAATAGTTTCTAAATCTCCTATAGATTTTATAGTTCCTAATAATTCCATTTTATTTATATAAATTGTTAAAGTCTTCTGTTGTTGGTTTCATATTACATTCAAAATATAAAAACTTTCTCAACATGTTTATATCATTCAATATATTTGTTCTCTCTTCAGAGGTTGCTTTTTGCCATTTATCTGACAATACAATTTCAATAGCTCCTTTTGCAGCTACTTGATTCGTAATAGATTCTTGTTGTGTAGACGTTGCTACAACTTTATCACTCTTTGTTATCATTAAAAAAATTATTTAATATTAATTGTTTATCCTCTTTACTTAAAAAATCGGCTTGTAAGATTTCAAATAAAACAGTTCTTAATTTATCTATTTCTTCTTGCTTTTGTTTAAGCAAATTGATATAATGTATTTCAATCATATTATAAAGCTAATAAAAAAAATTGTATTATTAAAAAAATGTTAATAAAAAAAAGAGAGACTTGCTATTACCTAAATCTCTCTTCTTAAACAAAGAACAATAAAAACTAGAAAAACTCACGTATGAAAAGAAAAGTCCTTTGATTTCTCGTTGTACTCTTCAATCATTTCTATGATTTCTATATCTGTGAATTTAGCAACTCCGAGACTTTTATCATATAATTCTTTTGACAAGTTATCACCAAGATATAAACTATATTTATACTGCTCACCATATCTAAACACATTACACGCTACACATTGAGCATGTACATTACGTTCATCCCATCTAGTTGCATAATGTTTTCTTGATATAAAATGTCCTGCTTGTATTTTAGTCCAATGGTGTTTTTCACCACATGTAGCACATCTACAATAACCTTCTTGATCTGCATCTCTTAATCTTATATATTTAGAAAATACAGCATCTAGTTTTTTTATGAGGTTCTTACGTTTAGGTTTTCTAGCCATTTAATTATTAATCTTAATACCACTAACCCACCAAAGTTATTGACTTTTTTTTAAAAAGTAAATAGGTGAATTAATTTTGTTTTCAACATTAAATGTTAATATTGTTCCTTAAAGCTTATCTTTTATAGCTCTACACCTCTTTTTTGTAGTTCGTTCAGAATTAAATGTTTTTTCCTTTTATACTGTGAGCTTTCATACATTGTTTTTAATTCTTCTACTTTAAAACTACAAGGAGGGTAATGTCTCCAAGTATATTGTTTGTCAGATATTATCTTGCCTCTTGCGTCTCTTTTATATTCTTTTGTAGATGGCTTTAATTTAATTGACATATTACTTACTCTTATCATTTAATTTTTCAAATGTTCTCATACCGCCTAATCCTAACATACCAATAAGAACTGTCATTAAATGTTCCATTTGTAATGCTGGTGGTGCTTGACCTTCACCAAAATACCATACTAATAAATCTCTTAATATGAAATTATAAGCTAAAGCTATTCCACAAACCCATCCAATAAAAGGTCTCCAACCAGCAACAAATATAGTTCTATGCTGTGCTTCCATTTTATTAATTTCAGCTTGCATTTCAATAAGTTTTTGAGGATCTATTTCTTTTCCTTTGATTAATTCTCTAATCTCTAATCCAAGTCCTCCTATTTCTGATGGATCTTTAAATCCTAATAATCTTTTTAAAATTTTAAGCATATGTCCAAATTACTTTTTTAGTTTTAATAGGATCGTTATCAACGTGTATAAATGTGTTTGCTATTCCAATCCTAGTGAATCCAGCTTGTAGTAGTGCTGATAGTATTTCGTATCTGTACGTAGAGGATGTTGCATGTATATCGGCAGCGTATCCTCGTAAATGTGATGAATTCTCTGATCCTCCCACTTTTTTATTGTGTTCTTCAGATCTGAACCCGGAATTAATTTTAAATGGTATCCCTGCAATTTTACGTGCATGGTTGAGCATGCGAAGAAAAGTTGGATCCATATTGCGACCACTATCACGTATGTCAGGCGAGTCAAATTCACTGTATCTGAAATATGATTTTGTCATAATATGACATTACATTTTAAGTTTAGCTAACCACTGATTCCAAGCTTTAGCTACTGCAATATTAAATTTTTCTAGTTTATTTGCTATATATCTTAATATTCTTACCATATTATTTTTTATCTATTAATTGAAATATCTTAATAACCGTATAAACCAACGTTGCTATAATTAGTAGTCCTTGTAGAGCTTCATTTATTTCTGCTATTGTTATTACGTACACTGCTATTCCTAATATTGTTGGTTCAAATCCATTCATTTTAATTTATTTTAAATGCCATATATATAAAGTTTTTTCCTGAATCATTAAATGATGCTGAAGAAAAATTAAGACCTGTATCAGTAGCATATATGTTAGTATCTGATGTTGTTTCAGCATTAGATGCATTAGCTTTTAATCTTGCGTCAAAAGGTTGCGTATCACCTCTTACACTATCAAGTATAAACCAATCTTGATTGTCATCATACTTTCTTAACATTACAAAATCTGGTCTAAATCCTAATGTAACAGTTTGTGATGTTCCATTACCAGAGTAAGTTCCAATCTTGCTATATCCAGATACTGAATGGAAAGCATAACCAATATATTCTTCTCCGCTATCATTTAAAGCTTGATTTGCGTGAAATTTAACTGTTGTTGCAGTTGGGTCAAAAGTTACATTAGCTGAATTTGCTTTAGAATTAATTAGATTTAAAGATAAATAATCTCCTTCTGAAAATCCTGAATATAATACTTGCCAGTTGATTGCACTTCCTGTTAATTGTTTCCCAATCCATAGCTCTGGAGCAGATGATAAGCCGTGAGGAACTCTTGTTCCTGTTACACCAGTCCCTTCATATTTAACTATACTAAATCCTGCATTAGCATTTGCACTAACTATTGATTTTGGTGGAGCACCTAAAGTTAAATCATCATTATCAGATGTGGTTTCTGCATATAAAGCTGCAACACCTATATCAGATACTGCACCATTATATATTCTTAATTGGTCTATTTCGCCATCATAAAAACCATTTGAATCATCATCCTTACGAGTACCAATTCTCATATTACCAGTCATTCGCATAGTTGTAGTGTAACTTTCACCAGTAGTCAAAGCTTTAGAAACCCCATCAATATATATTTTTGCACTTGTGTTTGAAGTTCCATCTACAACTAAAGCAACGTGATGATAACTACCATCATATAATGATGATGAATCTGATGCACTCATTGCTGTAAAACCTGCTCCGCTTGTTGTATTGTTAGGAAAAATTCCAAATTTTGTTCCGCTTGAAGCTAAACCTATTCTATTTGAGTTTACATTAGAATCCCCCTCAAATTGAAATATTGTATGGTCATCATTATATTGTGATGATTTCATCCAAAAACTTACAGTAAAACTTGTTTGTTGTGAAAAACTTGTGCTAAAAGTAATTTTACTATTAGTACCATTAAAATCTGCTGCTTTATTAAATTTACCAGTAACATAAGATACATTAGAAGCAGTCCCATTATAATCACCTGTTACATCATTCGCATTATCCTCAAATTTATATACTGCTAAAGCTGATCCTCCAAAAATCGTAGGCTCATTATCATCGGCTTTCCACGCCCAAGCAACGTAATCCTCACCATTTGCATTTGTATAACTACCAGTACCTGCTACTGTAAACCCATTAGCATCATAAGTTCTAACGCCATTTGATGCTTCTGCTACTTGTGCTCCAGTAGTATTTGAAGCTAAAGCATTATGCATTCTAATACTATCAAATAATTGATGGTATCTATCTGCAGTGTTTCTATTTTTAATCCACACAAAATTTGGTTGGAAACCTAACCCATCAATACTTTGTGATGAACCTGTACCTGTATAAGCTACTGTTGTAAAACTTTTTGCTACTGTTGGTGCTTCTGTGTCAGGGTCTGCAGCAAATGCCATATAGATATATGTATCGCTTGACCTGTTTAATGATTGAGATGATGTTGGTCCTACTTGGAAACCATTACTTAAAAAATCTAAATCAAACCCTGATGTATTATTTTCTTCAGCATTACTTGAATTAGCCTTTATGTGTTTTGTTCTTGGGTTTGTTAGGTTTCTTTTATTATCAAACATTACCCAGTGTGTATTAGCAAATGAAGTGTTTTTTACCATTACAAAAGCAGGTTCAAAACCTGTTTCTATAATAGGTCTATCATCAGCATCTCCTGTACCTGTGTATGAGCCAAACTTTGAAAAGCCATCGACTGAATTGAAACAGTAGGCAACGTAAGTTTGTCCATTTGTGTTTACAGTTACGTCTGTTCCTATTTGATTTGTTGTAGCACTTATCGTTTTATATGCGTTAGTGTCTGTTCCTGCTGCTCCAGTACCTTGTAAATACATATAATTACTTGCAGATAAAGAACTTGACCAAACAAGCCAACCCTCTGCAGAGCTTGTTCTTTTTGTAATTATTAAATCTGGTGATTCTGATAATCCGTGACCGTAAGTGCCTGTGCTACCTGTTCCACTATATGTAACGATTGAAAACCCTGAATCTTGATTTGCTTGTACTGTACTTGTAATCGTTCCATCAGTATTGCTGCTTGTAGTTCCTCCGTTTGCTTTTAGACACCAAGCTACGAAATCTTGTCCATTAACATTTGATGAACCACTACCATTAAATGTAAAACCGCCTGTATCAAAAGAAATTAATTTTCCATTTGAATTTTCTGCAACAGTCTCATTAGGGTATATTCTTTTAGTTGCACCTCTTGTTGAATCAAAAACAACGTGATTATATCCTGCTGCACTTCTTAATTTTAACCAAACAAAATCAGGAGTGAAATTTAATCCGTATTCGTATGAAACATTTGTAGCACTACCATCGTATGCTCTCATATCATCATTTGCATTCCCTTCAAATCTATAAGAAGCTACAAGTGAGTTTTCATTATACAATGTAGTTACTTCACTTGCTGATAATGCTTTGTTGAATACTCTAAATTGGTCTAAATCTGCATTTAAATAATTTGTCGAATAATATGGTCTCCTACCAATAACTGCATCACCTGTTACATTTAAAGTTCTTGTTACAGTACCTTTACTTTCACTATTTATATATAATGTTATTATAGCATCAGCAGGTGCAGTATCATAAACTAAAACAAAATGATACCATTGTCCAGTTGATAACCCTAAAGATGTTGCTAAATTATCTGAATTACCATTGTTATCGTGTGCGACAGTACCTAAAGAAGAATCTATATATAAACTTGTATGAGTAAATGCAGTAACTGTATCACCTATTCCGTAAAAATGTTGTGTACCTGAACTGCTATTAAAATTAACCCAAAACGATACAGAGTGTGATGAATCACCATTTACTCCCCAATCACCGTTTGGGTTTATATAACTACTACTTCCATTAAAACTTGCTGCTTGTCCATATCTTCCTGCTGCATATTGTATTGAAGTTCCAGTTCCATCGTAGTTCCCACTTAAATCTGTTTCATCATTTTCAAACTTATAAGTAGCAATACAAGAACTATCTCCAAGTACTTGTAGTGTGTCTGTTGTATCTTCTGATAATGGGTCTAATGATTCTACTGTTGCTGCAGTCTCCGCATATAGTGTTGAAACTTCTGATGATGATAATTCTTTTTGAAAAAATCTTATTTGGTCAAGTAATTTAGGATTTGCACTTCCAGAACCATCATTATTCCCTATAATTATATCTGATTGACTTTGTGTTTGTGTTCCTGATGTACTTTTAGATGTTTGAGCAACACCATTTATATAAGGTGTTACAGTATTAGTCGAACCATTATGAGCTAAAACAACGTGTGTCCAATCAGTAACATCGTGTGATATAGATATTGCTTGAGCTGCTGAATTATAAAAATTATAATAAACTGTATCATTTTTAACTTGTGTGTTAAAATTATGTGTTTGTCTTGCGTATATTACAGGCGCAAAACCTGTAGCATTTGTTTTAGCCCAATATGAAATAGTCCAACTTTTATTTATATTACCTATGTCTAACTCTTGAGATATAGATACTTTTGCATTTGTCGCATTAAAATAAGCAGCTGCTCCAAACTTACCTCCGTTAATAGAATGTGATGATGAACCATCACCCTCGTATAATACTACTCCAAAATGTTCACTTGGTGTTATTCCTCCTGGTGCTGCGGCAGCTCCCTGTAATAATCTCTTATTTACAGCCATATTTAATCTATATTAGGGAAATCATATTGCATTACTTTCTTTTTAGTAGTTAATGCATTTATTTCCGATTCAACTGTCTCTGATTGGTCTCTTAATGCTTGTCTTGCTGTAGCTATATCAGCTGGTATCTCTGTGCCATTATCTGCATTTCTAATTATATACCAATCTGTCGCTGCAAGTTTGCTTCCTATTTGACCTTTAAAGTTGTTTATTCTTTTTTCTTTTAGTTCTGCTAAAGTTTCACTCCAAGTAATATCTTCTGCATCTTTTCTAAATACTGATGAAGCTGAATCAAAATATATTTCTCCAAGTGTGTGTATTCTTGAATCATAATTCTCATCTATGATTACATCAAATAATCCTGCATCTCTTAATGCATCAGCTGACATTGATCTTGCGTTTAGGTGAAAACCTGTTGAAGATCTAAATGATTTTGGTACGTCTGGGTACGTTGTAATAATTCCGTTGTTGTTTACTGCTTTCATATTATACTGCTTCTTGTGATATTGTGCCCCATTGCTCTGTTGCACCATTTGTTGATACTACTTGAATTAGATTTGATACAGTACCGTCATATGTACCGCTAATTTCTTTTAAAGTTGTTGGTAAAGTTAAACCAAAGTCTCCTGTTACAATGATGTCTTTTACCATTCCTGTAGATACATTACTAAATGTTATTTCTGTTGCTTCTGTTATTGTAAGTGTATAAACTTGTGCGTCTGCAAAATCTATATCTACTGTTGCTGCTGCTGTTAATGCATCTACTGTTGTAAATTCGTCTGCTAGTTTAGCGTATGTGATACTATCATCAGCCACACCAGCTCCGTCATATAACTCTGTAAAGTTATCGTTCGTTTTATCAAATGCGGTTCTTATTGGATCTCCTGTTCCGTCATTTGCTGTTGTTCCTATTCCTATTACTTGTTTTGCCATAATTAATATACTGTTTTATCTGATGTAAATTCTGTTGTGTCTGCTAATACTAGCGTTGTATCTGCTCTAAAATATGATCCGTCTGCGTCAAATGGATAGATTATACCCCAACCATTCGCTTCATTAACGTTTCCGAACCAACTCTCATCATATATTGAACCAAATCCCATTTTCTTATACTGGATATATTATTCCCCATCCGTTTGCTTCGTCTTCGTTACCCCACCAGCTTTCGTCATATATAGAACCGAAACCCATATTATTACAATAAGTTTTTTAATTTTTTGTTATTCTTTGTAAGCTCTAAAATATAATTTTTTAATCTTGTCATATTATATTCTTTAGGCTTGTACTTTTTCTTTATAATACCCATCCCTCGAAACTTGCATCTTTATCTGGATATACATCCTCGTTAGAATTGCTATTATACTCTGGAAAACTATCATTATTAAAGCTCATGTAACTAATAAATCTATCTGTATAGTATTGAGCTAAATTTCTTTCTTTTTCAATTAAAAAGTCTATTTCTTCTTTATCTACATTAGTAGCGTTTTCACTTGTATGCTTGTAGACGCCTTTATTAGCTAATGTGTAGGCACTAAAAGGTAAATATTCTACCATTGCCCAATGTATTAGCATAGGTTTTACATAATCTGTTACCAGAGTTAAATAACTTCCTGTTAAACTACTTGATATAATATCTGATTCTATTTTTTCTAATAGATCAGTACCTAAATAATTCTGTATATGAATGTCTTGTGCAATCTTAACAAACTGAATAAATTTGTCAGTATCTACATTACCATTCATTGCTGTAAACTTTACTATATCTTTTCTACTTATTAATAATGCTTGTGCCATGTTTATCTAGGGTTTTTATATCCGTTATTTGGCATATCTATTGGTCTAGTTGCCACTTTTTTATCGTTTGTTTCAGGTTTAAAACCTTCTTTTTTTGCTTTACTTACAGAAACTTCTGATCTTGGGTTTTTAGGATCTGGATTTACGTTTTTCTTTTTACTCATATAAGTTTTACGCATCCAGTAGTGATGACAATTAGCACCACCTTTATATAACCAAATATCATAAGTATTTGGTGAACCTTTTGGTCCAAATCCTGCATTTACTTCTTGATTAGACATTTTATCAATATCTTCTTTTCTGTAAATCTTTTTAGCTGATACCATTTTTTGACAAAACTCTCTAGAATTATCACTTACTTTTAATGGAGCGTATTGATACCTTACTCTAAATCTTAATCCTTCTTCATTTTCTCCATCTTGTTCTGATTTAGCATTTGGTCTTGCTGTTCCTGTTTTTGCTAATCCTATCATCTTATCTAATCCTTCTTCTTGATCATAATCTACAGCTCTTTCATCTACAAGCTCCCAACCTTCATCTAACATTTCTTGTTCATCTTGACCTGCTTCTATTAATTGATCAGCTATTTTATTTAATGTTTCATCATCTATATCTGCTGATAATTTTACTCCTGTTTCTTCTTCTCTTGCTTCATCTGTAATAGCATTATCTGTTTCAATAAACGCTAAAGGTTGTAGAGTTTTAAAGTATAAGTTTAAACTAATATCATTAACAGCTAAAATTGAATCTATACAACCAACTAATAAATCTTGATATGGTTTAATAGTTATGTTGTCAAACAACAAAGAAGCTGTCTCTATTTCTTCCGAGTTAGATCCTAATCCATTATTTTCTGTTCTAATACCTAAAAGTAAAGGAGAAGTTACTCTGTGTCCTATAATTAATTTTCTTGAACATTCATTAGCTAAATACTCGTAGTGAGCTGGTGCGTCATTTAAAGGAACGTCATCTATAGTTGTTTTGCTTTCTGCATTATTGTTAAATGCTATAATAACTTTTTCTCCTCTTGCTCCAGTTAGCTTGTTCATTACATCATTTTTAACCTGGTATTGCTTTTCTCTATCAGGGACACCGTTATTAAAATTTACAACTTTAGTTCCTGAAAATTGGTTTTGTACGTCATTAATTAAATAATCTGCAATCTCTGATTCTAATTCAGCATAAGCAAGTGCTCCTTGATAATCTACTGGACAATAATAATCATATCCACTTACATATCTTTTTACCATTTTTATTTCTGGTTCTTTACCATTACCAAATCCAAATGCTGCTATTCTTTTAGGTTTACTATTAGGTTTTATCTTGCTCCAGTCATGAAAATAGTAATAAGCTTCTATTTCTCCATCATCATTCATTTTTTCTGCTCTTAATGTTTGTCTTGGAAAATGCTCTGCTTTTATTACTCTACCATTTTGATATAAAATCTGGAAGCTACCCTCTCCTAATAATTTAAGATCTAATATTACATTTCTCAAATCATTATCTCCAAAAATAGATCTCATTGCTGCATACTCATCTGGTTTTCTGTTGCTATCTGTAGCATCTAAACCTTTACCGTATATTAATTGTGATATACCTTGTATAATAGCGTTGTTTGTTGCTGAATTGATAAATAATTTTATTAAATAAGAATAGTAATCATTATCATCACCATAATTAACCCATTCTTTGTATTTATCTTCCTTTATTTTAGGTCTGTTGTATTCTGATAAATTAACTATATGTAAATTGTCCATATTATAGTACTATAAATTCGTTTGTTGTTTCTTGCTCTTCGTATTCATTATTGTTTACAGAATAAGTAGAAACAGTTTGATTTGTGCAGAATATTTTGTCTTTATAAATAACATTTCCGCTTTTTTTAATAGTCAATGTATAAAATGTATCTTCTACTAATGTAAATACAGCAGAGTATTGATAATAATAGTCTACTGCTGTAAAAGAGTTAGTATCTGCATCATGTACTGACTTGTTTGTTGTTTCATTTATAATTGATATGTTATAAATGTTACTTCCAGAGGTCTCATATTCTCTTGGTATAAAATTTATCGTTTGAGAACTAGATGTGTTCTGTAATATTATCATATATATACAATAAAATTAGTGTTATTTTGTTAAGTATTAAACAAAAAAAAAGAGGCAAATTGCCTCCTTTCTTTTTAAATAAAATAAATATTATTAGAAGTCTGAACCAGATGTTACAGTTACTGTACTAGTTAATCCTCCAAAAGGATCTGCTTCTGTTGCACCTTCTAGGAAGTTAGCAGGTAATTGCTCTTGACCTGTAAATGTCAATGTATATCCTGAAAGATCTCCCATTGCTGCACCAGTTACTATAGTACCTCCACTACAGTCTGCTCCATGCTCTGCTCCCATTAAAAACGCATTACCGTTGTAATCTGCAACTACAACATGCGGTCTACCATAAGCTAAAAGTTTAATTTCTTTATGATCTGCTGCTGATAATTTTTTTAATGTTAAATTTAATGTTTGCTCAAAGAATGTCGTACCATTCTCTCTTGATGCATTTATTGTTTGTTCGAAAGATGAGTTTCCTTTTAATTCGTATTTGTATGCTGTTACAGCACCTAAATCATCTATTACATCTGTGTTTGTTGAATCATACGCAATAGTTATGTCTCCATAATCAATGAAGTAAACTGCTTTAATACCACCAACTACGTCTTTACAAGGTTCTATTCTTCCTTTAGTTAAATCACAAGCCATATTTTTTAAGTTTAAAAAAAAAGGGTGGTAGAATACACCACCTACCCTTCTTTATTGTTATACAATTATTTTAATTACGAAGTTGCGTATAATACAATATCGCCACCGATTGCGTGCTGGATACCAGCTGTAAATCTCATTACGATTCTAACGTTTTGAGATCCATCTAGGTCAGCCATATCTAATACTTTTACTTCGTTGTGGTCAGATAATAAACCTGTACCGAAGAATAAGTTAGATTTTTCTGCTGCTACTGCGTCATTGTCAGATAGACCTGGTGCTAATACAACTGGAATACCGTCAAAGCTTAAACCTTGTCCCATGTTGTACCATTGTGTACCTCTGTCTCCTGTACCTGCAGCTCCTAAACCAGATGCTCCAAATCCACCTAATGCTCTAACGTAGTTTCTGTACATGTTAGAAGGTAAGTAGATAGTCATGTCTTCTGCACCGTATACTGCGTTTGGAATTGCATCAGCAATTTTCCCAAGCTCTGTAATAATGTTTGCAGAAGTTGAAGCTGTACCTGTTACGTCATTTACGTCTCCGTCTGCACCTAATGTAGTTACGAATCCGTCAAATTCGCCATCAGTTGCATCAGTACCTGTCCAGATGTTTTGCTCGATTTTTTCTGCAACTTTACCTGCTACGTGTCCGATTAACCAATCAGAGAAGATAGGAGGCATTTGCTCGTTAATAGTTGAGTAACCCATTTGAACAGCTTCCCAATCTGCTACGTAATCTTTTTTACATAACTCAAGGTTTACTTGAAATTCTTCTGGAGTTAAAACTCTTTCAGTTAATGTTAAAACATCAGCTTGACCTGAAAAATCACATGCTGCGTTTTTAACAATACTTGTAGAAGCAACTTTTTTCATTACTTCTGATTTCTTTACGTTAGGTCTAATAGTAATTAAACCTTGTGATAAAGTACTTCCGCTTAATAAAGCAGCTGAAACATACTTACCGGCAAATTCACCAGCGTATGTTGTAGTTATTGATGTTGTTGAACCACTTGCCATTTTTATATATTATTAATTATTAAATTTTGAAATTGTTTGAAATACTCTATCCAAAGTACCTAACGGTCTTTTTTGTGCATAGAGGATTGTATCAGGTTTCTCTTCTGTTTCTGGGTTATGCTTAACCTTTTCTACTTCAGATAATTCCTCTTTGATGTCTTCTTTTTCTTCAGAAGCCTCTACTTCAGTCATTGCTTCAATCATTGTTACAATATCTGATATAGCTTGTTTTACTTCCGCTAATTCTTCTTTAGTAGCATATTCTGCTGCTGCTTCGACTTCTTCAGCCGCAGGCTCGCCTATTGAAGCAATCACACCTTCCTCTTCAACAACTAGTTCCCTAGCGTCTTCAAGATCGTATGTGCCAACTGGTAAAGCTACTTTCTCGTCTTCTGTAACGATAAAAACTTCGTTACCAGCTTCGAAAGCTTCTGCTTCTACTGTTGTACCGTTTTCAAGCTGCATAGTTGCAAGCTCTACTTTTTCTTCTACTTGATCTTTTGATAAAGTTTCTTCTGTAGCTTCTGTTTCAGTAGCTTCTTCAGTTAACTCAACTGACTTTTCCTTGACGGTAGCCTCTGTTGCTTCAACTGTTTCCTCTACTACTTCTTCAGAAAGCACAACTTCTTCTTTAGCATCAATACCTAGTAGGTCTTTTACTTGTTTTAACATTTCTGTCGCTTTCATAGTATTACAATTAAATTAATTAGTGTTTGTTATATTTTTATGCTTTAGCTTGAATAATAAACCATTCTGTTCCATTACTCCAAACAGTTATACCCTCATATTCTTTATTAATTCTATATGCAGCAGTAGCACCGTCTAAATTCTGCCCAGAAGTTGGTGTTAAATCTGCATGTGTTGATGTACTAAATGTTGAATCAGATATAATTCTAATAACTCTATTTGTGCTGTTTGTAGATGTTGCATCTGGTAAAGTTAGTTCTACTGTTCCTGTTGATCCAGACCAAGAAAGTACAATAAGCTCACTATCATCATAAGTAGAACTACCTAAATCTACAGTTCCACCTGCTACACTTACTGTTAGTGTTGTAGGTACTAAATAATTTACTACATCTTTAATAGTTGAATATTTAGTTGTGCTGCTTTGTACAACTGCTATTAATTCTGATCCTTGTAATGCAGTAGCTGCATTTAATTGTGATATTTTTTTATCTGCCATTTTATCTAAATTATAATTCTATTTTACTGTTATCTTCTTGTAATAAAAAATCAAAGTTTTCTTGCTTCAAATATCCTATTGGTCCAGTTAAACTTCCTATTCCTTGTGCAAAGTAATCGTCTGGATCACAACAAGACCTAGAATATGTACCATCTCGACATAAACATCCTCTAGTATTGTTGCTAGGTACATTATAATGTCTTTTATATCTCATTTTATAGGCACACAATTAGGAACTTTTTTTCCATTTTTCATTTTCCATCCTATCATTTCATATCCTTCCCAACAAGGTTCTTTTAATTCTTGTTCGTGATCTTTACAAGGCATATACCAAGTCTGACCATTTACTTCATGCTCATGGAATCCTTCACATCCCATTTCTTCTGCTTTTATTATTGCTTCTTGCTTTGTGTCATAGGCTCTTTTACCATCTATAACAATAGAAGAAAGAGATAACTTATCTAAACTTCTTAATTTTCTTTCTGCCCAAGACTTTGCGGATTTACCTCCCCATAATAAATAAGAAATATAACCACAAGCTTCTGTATCTCCTGTTTTGTAATACTCTTCTGCTCTTGATAGATAACTATACATTCTTTTTATAGTCTCTACACTTAATTTTTGTTTTCTAGCAAGTTGTTGTGCTCTTACTTTACCTACTTGTGTTGCACATTTGTTGTTTACCTTCTTATTTAACTCAATTCCTCTTTTTGCATTGTTTGCTACTGCATCAGGATAGTCGTTATAAGTCTCTAACTCTGTTTTCTTGCCAGATTTATATCTTTTATCTTGTTTTATGATTGCTTTTACAGCACTTAATAGCTCTTTCGCTTCTTTTTCTTCGATTTCTTGGATTTCTTCATCTTTACATATACATTTTGGTAATTTTTGCTCACAACCACAGTCTGAAAGCTTATTTGGCTCATTTGGTCGTTCTAATTTGTCTGCAAAGTAGCCTTCTATTGAAAAACCTTTAACTTTGCCTGTTTTTACATAGTTTTCCCATACATCATCATTCTCTACCTTCATAGAAACCATCCAAGTGCCTAATGGCACGTCCATATCATACATTTTTGTCTTATCTTGCTCACCTTCTACTATCCAACTCTCTACAACTGTTAATCCGTTTAAAGGTAGCTCATGTTCTAACGTAGATCTGTGTTGTTTTGCTCTTTTTAAGAATAATTCACTTGCTTTTCTTACAGTATTACGTGAAAAGTATATGTAATACTCCTTATCTGCACTTTTTCTATATATAGGTTTATTAGGAATAAGTGCTGGTCCTAATAATAATCTTTTTTCTTTGTCTAATTCTGCAAGTTTAAATTCTTGATTCTTTAAATAGACAAAATCTTCTTGAATTGCAGGATTCTCTACAATACTAATGGCATCAATACCTGATACCTGATCTTCTTCGTCAATAAATAATTCTATGATGTCCATATTATTACAATAGTGTTTTTATAATTTTGTTTTAATTCCCTAATGTTGCCTGATTACTTGTCTTTCTATCTAATGCTTGTTGTGTACTTATATCTGTACTAACAACATAAGCTCTTACTGGTTTTTGTTGTGCTGTTGCTATAGTTTGTGCTAATTGGCTTGTTTCTGTTGCTCCTACTACATTAAATGCTGGTGGAGTTGATACAGCTGCTGGTACAGATGCTGTTCCTCCGCCTCCTGTTGCAAAAGCTGGAGGTGCAGGTTCTTTAGTTGATGTTATGTTTTTAACATTTGCAAGACCAGTTGCAATAACTGATGCTGCACCAATAAATCCAAATATACCACCTTGTGCTAATGCTTTGTTAGCTCCTGCATATGTATCTATAATAGCTTGTGTTATTGCTATAGCTTTTCCAAATTTACTATTTTGTCCTACAAGACCTGCTATTGCTCCAAGTGCACCTGAAACTGCTGCCACTTTAGCGTCTGCAATTTCTTTATCTCTTTTATTTTCTTGTGCAGTAGATTCTGCTCTAAATTTATTTAATTCGTTTTCTGCATCAATTCTTTCTTGTGTGTTTTCTTTATAACTTGCAACTTTTCTTTTTAAAGTTTCTTCTATTTCTTTTCTTTCTGCTGCTTCTATTTCTTTTAGTTTTTCAAGTCTTATTACTTCATTGTCGATTAATTCAGCTTCTGCATTATTTGTAATACTTGCTGCCTCTTGTGCACCTTGTGCTCTGCTAAAATCTAACTCTATTAATTCTTTACTTAAAGCAGCTTGATTAGTTTTTTGTTCTGATCTTTGTCCATCTATTCTTGCTTCAATAGCTGCTAATTCATTTTGAGCGTTTATAAGTTCTACTTGTGCATCAACATTATCTTCATCTAATGCTAATTTTGCTTTGGCAGCTTGTATACCAATATTTGCATTTTCAATCATTTTCTTTTCTTGCTCATCAAGTATTCTACCCAACTCTTCATTAGCTGCTATTCTTGATTGAACTGATTCCCTTGTGTCATCTCTTAATTGCCTTTGTTGTTCTGCTTGTCTATCATATTGTTCTATTAATCCTTGATTTGTAGCTTGTGCTATTTTATATTCTTTATTTAACTCGACAATGTTTTCTGCCTCCTCCATTAACTCATTAACATAATCAGATACAGATCCTGTTAATTCATCTAATATTTCTTTCCCTCCTTTTTGTGCTTTGTTAAATTCAATTTGTGCTAACGTTACATCAGCTACTGCTCCAGCAAAATCTAAAGTAAATGCTTTTAACGCTGCTTTTCCTAAAAAGCCTAATGCTTCTACTGCATCTATTATAGGTTGTTTAATAGAATCTATTATTGCTGCTCCAAAGCTTTTTATGTTATCTATTCCAGAAAATAAAAATTTAAATAAATCGTTAAAAGCTAACTTTAATGCTGTTGTGCCTTTTGCAAGAGTATCTACAACTTTTTGATTTGAATTAAAGGTTTGGGATAATATTTCTAGTATTTTGTTAAATGCTTTTACAGCTACAGTTCCCTTAAATATATTATTAAGGCTAAACATAGACTTTCCAGCTGCTTTAGCACCTTCTTGGATTCCTTTTAGTCCTACACCTACTTGTTGCAGGTTCTTTTCAGCACCTTCTTTTTTAACGTTAATCTCTATGTTTATTTCTTTTGGCATTATTTGTCTCTTTTATATTGTTCTAATGATTCTTTTATTGTTTCTGGCATTTTATTTTTGCCAAGAGCTAAATCTATATGCTCTCCTTTAATGTTTTCTTCTTTTGCTAATCGCAATAATTGTAATACGTTTCCTAACATGTTGCTTCTAATACTTGCTTATAATAATAATAACTACAATGCGTTTTTGTTATATCCAAATCTGATGGTGGATCTTGTTTTGTATACTGTGATTTTACAAATAGTCCTTTATGTTTACCTGTTACTCCTGCATTATGCAAAATTCTTTTTCCTTCTAACATTCCAAGCGGATCTGTTGCCCAACAAAAGTCTAACTCTTCTGAAATCTCTGTTTTAAATCCTCTTTTCCAAAATTGCCATAAAGTAGCCCACATTTCAGCTGTCCACGATTGAATAGGATATGTTCCTTCGTACTTATCTTGATGACTATGATTGTAATCTCGCATAACTCTATAAAGTGCGTTAGAATTAGTGTAAACGTCTTTCCAGAATTTGCCATCTGTACCTGTAAAAATAAATTGAGCTCCTCCTGCTTCTAAATCTCTCTCTTCTAATATTCTTTTATCTATTTTTGCTGCATCTGCCATTAAATCTAAAATTTCTTCACCTTTTGACCTTATATATTTAAGTCCTATGTAAGATCTAGTATTTGACATAAATACTGTGTCTTTTGGAAAATTAGGTAGAGGTTTTAATAATATTGTATCTGCATCTGCATAATAATATTGATCACCATGTGTACAAGAGCAGCTACCAAAATATTTACTCATTAAATATGGTTTTACTGCTGGTGAATAAATACCTTGTATATAAGGATAGCTTTTAAAAGTAACAGTAGGATATTTTTTTCTTAATTTATCGAATCTGTACTCACCTGTATCACCTAATAATATAATAATGTCATTAGGATCTACTCCATTTTTTAAATACGAGTATATAAGTGTGTCTATTTGCCACTCATAATATTTTGTTTCTGGTTGTGCTGATATATATTTCATATTATGGACAAGCTGGACATGTTGTTGATGTTAATGTTTGTGTTAAATGATTCCATTGATAATATGTACTAAAGTCAGCTGTAAAGAATTGTGTTGCACCAAGTGTTGATGAACAAGTATCATTTGAATATATAGCTGTTGCTGTACTTATATCATTTGAATCCATGTAAACTATTTTTGTTACTGTTACGTTACAACATACATCTTCTGCTGATATAGCTGATTTATATAATAACTGACTTCCACAAGTAACTGTTGTAGTAGTAGTTGTAGTCGTTGTAGTTGTACAAGAACCTGTAATAGTACCATAATCTGTTGGTGTGCTAACTGCACCAGTACCAATAATATCATAACAGTTTGAACCATCTGTAGATATTGTGATGTCAATATCTCCTACGTTGTATGCTGCATCTAATTGTACATATGTTACAAATGTATCTGACTGTCTTTCTACTACAAATACATTATCTGGTCTAGACGTAGTAGTCGTGGTAGTAGTCGTAGTTGTAGTTCCAGTACAATCATCACAATTATTAAATCCTTCATAGTCATATGCAGGTTCTCCTCCAACACAAGATTGTTGTAACACCCAGTCAGTATCTTGGTTTCCTGTACCTGTTGTTGGATTTTTATAACACTCTCCTGTTGATACATCTTTTATAACTGCTGGGAATCCTGCTGATGAATTATTACCTACAGTTATTGTAGAATCTAATCCTGTTGCACAATCTACATATTGTCTAAATACTGTAAGTGTTGGTTTTGATGGTATTGCATCACAAGGATCTGTAGTTGGTTTAGGTGGACAAGATCCTACATTTTCCCATACTTGTAGACTTGATGGTTCATAATATCTATAATTTACTAAATCAGTATAAAATCCTTCTGGTGCTCTTGCAGGAGTTCCTACATTAGATGCACTTGTGTACATGTGATCATTACTTGTTGCTGTCGATAAAGTTCTGTTGTTATCAAAATAATAATAAGCAAATACTCCTTGTGAATCATCACAATATTGATTTAGCACATTCCAACCAGTTCCTAAATAATAAAGTCCATTAGCGTCTATACAATTTATACAAACACTAAAACTAGAACCATTCCAATATCTTCTTACGGTGTTGTCTGAATCTAATGAATAATGACCAGCTGGTGCTGCTACATTACAATCAGCATAAGTATATATGTTTGTTATGTTACAGAAATTGCTTTGCGTTTGAGACAAACTAGCACCATTTACGTAATAATATCCTTTATTTTGTGTATTCTCACATACATCATTAGTAGAAGAATATCTTAAATAGAATGGTGTTTTTGTTGCTAGACATGGATCAGTAGTAGTTGTCCCTGTACACGCATCACAACCTGTTCCTTCTCCATCTCCTACTGTAATACCATTATTTGTTGCCCAATCTGTTTCAAATGCTGTTGCTGATGTATAGTAACATTCATTATTTATAGTTATATATGTTCCTGTTGAACTAGAACCTACTGTAAAGGTATCTCTTGATCTTACATATACTGTTTGTCCCGCTACTGATTCTCCACTACAACCTGTTACTACATAGTAGTTATATACAATTAGTTGTATTGTTGCTGCTGAAAAGTCTGTCGTTACAGTTTGACTTGTCGTAAAAGTTCCACCTGCATTGTTTACAGTTGGTGCACCACTTACCCATTCAAATCCTGAATTTAAACTAATAGTAGTTTGAAAATTAAATACCGTACCTGCGTTTTGTGTTTTAACAGTTCCATCAACATCACCACCTATAGTAAACCCTAAAGATGCTGGTGAAAATCCAGATGCAGTAATATTTGATGTATCTACAGATAAAGTTACATCTATAAGAGTTTGTGTCGTCCAAATTACTGTGTGTGTATCACTAACAGTAACAGATCCATCCGAAGCTGTACAAGTATAAGTATAAGTTCCAGCTGATGTTTCTGTAAATGTTATTGATTGTGTAGATCCACTAGCAGAACCTCCAGACCAACTATAACTTGTTGGAGTAAATCCTGTAGGAAGTGCTGTTAATGTTAGATTATTATTTACTGTTTTTTGTGTAGGTCCACCAATAGTTATATACTCCCCAGTAGATTGTACTGCACCTGATAATGTTGTATTTACAGTTAGGTTACTTGTACCAACAATTCCCTGTGCATTTTGTACTACAGGTCCTGATGTAAACTGGAAATTTGTATTTGGTGTAACAGTTGTATTAAATGAATATGTTTGACCTTCTTCTAAATCTAAAAAGTCTCCTTGTTGATTACCAGTAATGTTATATCCTGACGTTGGTCCTGTAATATTATTTACAATATTTAATGTTATTCTATATTTCTTTGGTGTCCATAAAACAATATGTGTATCTACAAACTCTGCGCTATCATTACTATCTGTAGCTGTACATGTATATGTTACGTTACCTGTATTTGCATTTGTTATAGTTACTGATGCAGTTGTTTCTCCTGCTGCTTCACCACCTGCCCATAAATAACTTGCTGTACCTACAAAGTTATTTGCTGTAGCTGTAAGAGTAATATCATTTGTTTGCTGTGCTGATGTTGGTCCTGTTATAACTAAACTTCTTCCTACATCACAAGTCGTATCAGCTGTAGGTGTTAAACTATCTACTGTACCTAATGTAGAATCTGCTGTACACTCTTCGCTTACATCAGGATCTGTTGTTGTTGTGTCTATAGGTGTTGATCCTCCAATAGATACTGTATCTTGGTTTAATAATTCTAATCTTGATCTACCAGTTGTAAAATCAGTTTCTATTTCATTTATTCTATAGTTTCTATCACTAATAGCAATTATATCTGATAGTATAAACTCCTGCATCATCTTAATAGGAAGATATGCGTGTATTGTTGTTAGTCTTTTATCTAATTGAAATACATCTGATATATATGTTTGGTAATATTCTGTAAATAATGTTTTATCAAAATTTGCAAGCTGTGTATATTCGTTTATCTCTTGTTTAAAGTTTATAGCAAACTCACTTTCTGCTGGATCTATATCTACACTATTTAAAGGTATATAGTAATCTGTTATATCATTATATCCACTTGTCTCGCCTGTTAAAAATCTAATTGTTGTTGCAGATGTTTGTCTATACGCATAAAATAACAATGGACTACCATAATAAGGATCATTATTATCATCTACAAACCATCCTACTTGTGCACTAATATTTGTACCTGCATCTTGTAGTCTTTCAAACTTCATATGCTCAAAAGGCAATATGATTTCATATGTTTCTGGATTAGCATCATAATAATCATCACCTCTATAGCTTTCTGTACCCCATCCTGTATTAGATAATTGTTCATGTTGCTTTGCTAGCTTCGTACCTAATCCTTCGTATTTTAAATCTACTTCTTTATAAGGTAAAGCTGCATCTACACTTGCATCAGTTACATCTACATAATCTGTTATATCCCATACTGTATCTCCATCATAATATTCATCTAATGTCTTAACAACTATAACGCCATTTTCAGTATAAGCTGTTAGGTTAAACATTTTAAATATACCAGTTAAGAAATCTATAACTTTTATGTCTGGTATTTGTTCTGAAACCGCAAATGTTCTTGTATTGTTAAATGTAAAGCCTCCAGATTGCATAGGATATTCAGCAGCTGAATCTGGATAATATAAAGGATCTAAATCCCATTGTGATGATGTGTTGAATGTTATAGATGAATCAGATGATTCTACAAACACCTCATATGTTCCATTTGTTAGATAACCATTTATACTCGCTGTAGTGCTATTTGTAACAGTTACACTTAAATCATCTCTTGTATCTCCGTTTTCTTTTATAAATACTTTACCAGAAAAATTAGAATCAGCTACAAGTGTTACAGAGAAGTCTATAAGTCCTGTAGCGTTTTGCACTACAATTCTATCTCCAAAACTTCCTACTTCTGGAATTTCTTGATAATAATCTATTAAAAAATTAGTTATTCTTTTTGTTACTGCTTGTTCTTCAAATGCTTTACCCTTTTTTCTATGTAGCCATAAAAATAAATCAAAGTATTTATCATTAGTTGTGTTAAAAAAGTCATTAGAAAATGTAAGACCATATTTATCTTCTATAGCTCTTATAATTGCATCTACTGGTATTGCATATTTTAATTCTTCCCAATATACTCCTTGATGACTTGTAGATTTAGGATATAAGTTACCTCCACTAGCATCTGGATAATCTGTTGAATCTGCATCTTGATAGTATAGTCTTGTAGTGTGTGATATTAATGGTGCTATTACTCCTCTTGGATAATTTATGTCTGTTGTTCTGTCTGGATGTGAATATGTAACCTCTGTGTTAGATGGTGCACCTTTTAATAATAACTCTACAGTTGCTGCATCATAGCTTTTATCAAAATCAGATAATTCTAATGAACTTAAGTTGTCATCTCCTAATAAATCGTTTAGATCAATGGTGTTTCCAAAAAAAGTAATTCTATATTGATTAGGTTTACCATCTTTTAGATCTACACCATCTAATTTTATTTTACCTGTTTTATAAGGTCTGTGATTTAATTCTATTGTTGCTGACTTTTTTAATCTACCATCAAATCCATCAGAAATAGAATAGTTATAATAATGTTCAAATATTTTGTTGTTAGTTTTAGATGCAGGTATATTAAAGGTCCTTGTAAACTCTACAAATATTTTAGAAATATCTCTAACGTTCTGTATTGACTGAACTACGTTTACAGATTCATCTTTAAACAAATCTACTCTTGTTCCTTCTATATATAACTGTAAAACCGCTTTCATTTACCTAACTCTATCAATATGATCATGAGCATGCTCAAAATCTAATGTGTAATTTATTAATTTGTCATTTACACTTTTCTTAAATGTTAATGAATTTGTAACAACATTTACTGGGTGTATCTCTGCTCCCATATGCATCCATACTTGTTCCGATAGCATTAACTGCTTCATTACTTCATTCATACCTTCATCAATATAACCTGTATTTAATGTCATTGTTTCTTGACCTGACTTTTGTAATGTTCTATACTGATGGTTATATCTTGAGTATGTACCAGTAGTTGATAAATTATTGTTTTTATATTGCTCTATGCTTGTTGTAAGAGTTTCTACACTTTTCTTGTCAAAATAAATATCTTGTAATGCTCCATACTTATTTACAAATGTAACTTTCATTGCTGTGTATTTAGAGCAAGGTATTCTTTTAATAGTTACTGTTGTACTAGGTTGTCCTACAGCAATACTTGTTGTAGATCCTGTAAATGATTCGTAAACAATACCACCAGAAGCAAGCACAGGTACAAACCCACCTTGATTTTCTGGAACATAAATAATAGTATTGTCTTGCATAATACATGAATAACCACTAGTACCACAGAATTGTTTGTTAGTATATTCTGCATTATAGTAATCCCAGTAACCATCAAAACCATCATGTGTAAATGTTACAGATGTACCAGTAACAGATCCTCCTGCGTTAGCAGCATCATACCAAGTTATCTCGCCACTAATACTTACTTTCTGACTTAAATATGATCCTGAATATGTAATATCTAAATAATCTCTTGCTAGCTCTGCTATTTCAAAAGTAACAGCATTAGTTGGTGTGTCTTTTATAATAGTATACCTTAATGTACCTTCAATAGTTAATTCCAGCTTTGCTGACTGTGCTCCTGATTGAGTGTGGTATTCGTAGTAAGGGCTTCTTAATCTTATATTTGCCATGTTCTATTGTTTTATTGTATAATCTAAAAATTCTTCTATATCTAATCCATAAGCTTGTCTTAATTCTTGTGGTAATCTTTTAAATCCTTTTTCAAAAGGTTTTGTAAAAAATAAACTTGCTTTAATTCCTTTATTCCATACAGATCTTGATATTACATAAGCTGTAGATTCATAACTAGTAAATCTACCTTTAGCATCTCTAAATTGAAATCTTCTTGCTTCTACCCAGTTTTTAATACCACCTCTTAATCCTCCAGACTTTCCTGTACCAGAACCAAACTTAAATGGACTTTTAGTAGATTCTGGATATGTGCTTGTTGCTCCTTTTACACCTTCATCTTGAAACTTACCATAATCTTCCATCTCAAACTTTAAGCTAAAAGAATTAGGTCCTACATCTAATATACCTTTCAGAGAATTGTAAAGGTCTTTAGATACATTTTTATTACCTCTAGTTAAATTAGCTCTTGACTGTGAGATAACATAATCTTTAAATGCTTCTAATGCCTTTCTTGTATTCTCGTTGTTTAGCATATTGTCATATCGTTTTGTACTTGTACATCAAATGTTGCTACCCATCCTGCTAGCTTGTTTTCAAATCTGTCTGTAAATGGTTCACATGCTACATCTACTTCTACTTGGTATTTATCTGTATATAAATCTCCTCTTTGTAATAATGCTACTAATCTGTCTAATACTCCTAATTGTGTGTTTAACACATCTTGCTCATTGTCGTTACCTACAAATAAATCTGTTGTTTCGTCTTTGCTTATATCTACAATGTCCATACACATAACAGAAATATTAAACGTAAGTACTTTTGTATTTATAGTACATTGATTAACCATTATGTGTGATAATGGAAATATTGTTTGCTTATTAAGATCTACATTATCGAAGCTACCATAAGAAACAGTATTAACAAATGGTTCTGCTTCTAGTGTGTCTTTTATCTTTTTAGTTATGTTGTAAAATCCTGTCATGCTGTTTTATGTTTTATTATGTTCTTTTCTGTTTCTAATTTATCTTGCTCATATGCTAAATATAAAAATGCTTCATGCATATTTATTTCACTAACTTCATTAATTTTGGTTGCATTTCCTCCAGCCAATCTATATAGCGAGTTATACCATCCCCACTTCCTAGCAAAGTTTCCCTCTGATGAGAGGTAAGTTTCGCTATTACCTCCTGATTCAAAGATTTCAGGATAGTTTTCAATAACTCGTTCTTTAAATTGTAAAAAAAAAGTATAGAACCCATAACTATGTCTAGAGGCATCTGCTTAAATTTCTCTGAATCCTGACTGCCTTCATAGTCTTTTATAATGTATTTGTCTTTATATGTATCTTTGATTGGTCTGTATAATACTGACATTGCTTTATGCATGTTGCTCCAGTCTCCTAAAGTTTTATCTAAATCAATATATTCTCCTAATGATATTTTATCTAGGTCTGGAATAAACCCATAACTAACACCATCCATTGTAAATGTAGGCACAAGCTTAACGTCTTGTGAAAATAGATCATTAATCATATTTGAGACTTTAATGACACTATTAAACTCTACCTTAATTACCTGCTGTAAGTTTAAATTACAAAATATCTCTACAGTCTTGTGTAATAAGAAATTACTATTTTGATTGTCTTCTGTATTAATACTATGATACTTCTGATATTGTTCTAAACTAATCTCTCTTAAAGATTCTGGAACTTGTATTGTAACTTTCATATTATAACAATAAATATTGTTGTTTTTTGTATAATAAAAAAAGAGGACTATTTCTAATCCTCTTTAAACAAAATTAAATATGAAAAAAAACTATTTTAATTAATAGTTATCCCTTTTGACTTTACTTTGTCTTGCTATAGATTCGTTTGCTCTGTCATATGCCCACTTATAAGCTTCTGCTATTTTGTCTAATAATTCTTGTGTATGTTGTTTAAATACTTGTGTGCCTTTCTTTATTTGTCCTTTATAATTCATTACAAGTATTACATTAGGATTTTTTCCAGATGTTAACGGTTGACGATAAACTCTTATATCGTTTTTAATACACCATTTGAAAATCTCCATCTCTCTCTGGTGTTGTTTTTTTGTTTTTATTTCTAGCGATTTCTTCTTCAAGTTCTTCAATTACTTTTAAAAGTTTTTTAGTTATTCTTATTGATGATCCTTGTGTAAGGTCTCCATGATGAAATAGTTCGTACTGAACTAATACAAGTTTCTTTCTAGCTTCCTCTAATGACATAAAATAAAAAGTTTGTTAGCATTATCATCCAGAAAGTAAATTGAGGTAATCCCCATACAATATACTTTATTATTC